CAATTTTTGTTTCAATTCTCACAATTCGTTCTAAAATTTCCTGCATTGTCCCGTCCAATCTATCACCTCCAAAAAATAATAAAAGCACCTCATTATTGAGATACTATTGCAAAAAACTAAACCTGTATTATGCAATTGCAACGTAAGCAAAATCTATCCAGCCTTTACTAGTAAGACCTGTTACATTAGTTGTAGTAGTATAATCACATGAACCATAAACAGTAAACCTACCATTTGCAACATCCTTACTATATAAACTACACTCAAAATATTTAATTAAATTATTTGTAGCATTAGGAATTATTCTCTGCATACTGACTGAAATTTCAAAGTTTTTCCCTTTAAATTCCTCCGGTAATTGAACGGTAACAAACCTATCATCATTAGGATAAGTTGTGCCTTCTCCAGCTTTCATCAAATAATGATAATTCTTATCTGTAGTGCCTACGTGTCTTTGTATTCCATCAGCACTTATCTTACTATAACTACCATCAGAATGTTTCCATTTAGAGTATACAGGTGTGTGTTCCGCTACATCTCCATTTACATTGCTTCCAATGTTAAAACTATCCTCTGTAAAACTATAATGTGTATTATTTAATCCTAACCTTATTTCATCTGGACTTTGACTTATAATGCTTTTACAATCTTCTTCGTCTATTTTTCCACTAACTTCAATCTGTAGGCCATTAACAGTTTCTTGTATCGCAACTTTAGTATTTGATAAATCCTCTGATACATTTTCCACTTTACTATTAATTGTATTAAAAGACTTTAAAATATTATCTCTAAATTCACCCAACTCTATCTCTAAAAGCTTTCCAGTTAATACATCTTTTACAATTTTTATTACTCTGGCAGTAAGATTTACATTAAAAATTTTATGCTTAATTATCACACTATCCCCTATTTTTAAACCATGTAATTGAGCATATGCAGGAATATTTTTATATTGCTCTGTTCTTTCAAGTTGCATAAAATTAATCTTATAATTAATTTTTGGTAAATCTATTGTTCCCCAAAGTGATTCAGCTGTAGTTTTTAATTGTGATGAATCTTCAATATTACTAAATTTAATTTCATTTGAAAATATTTTAAAATACTCATTTACCCTAGGACTTGTCAACCATTTAGAACCATTATTAAATAACGATATATCTATTCCATCTTTTCCGGTGGGCATCATCCTTGTGATCATTTGTGTATAATCTAAATTTTGTTCAAAACCTATAATATTTTTAGCGTACTCAATACTTAAACCTGTATCAGAGCCTACCCTGGAAAATAATCCTATATTGAAATTATCTCTATATAATTCTCCACCCCATCTAGGAATTATTGTTTTAAATATTGATGAAACTGGTTTATCTTTTACAAAGTAAGCAGTATTTGTATTAGTGATGTCAGTTGCTACTACAGTAAATCTTGGATCGACCACAACCTTTTTTAAAGCAATATCTACAGTTGTATTTTCTGCCCTATTGTCTTCTATAAAATCTGTATCGATATCTGATGATATATGATACAACTCAGCTCTTACATATAATCCTTTATCTTGCAAATTAGTCTTGTTATATAATCTAAATAATTGGTCATCTGCTTTGATGATACAAAATTCAGTTATATTTTTATATTTTTCTTGTTCATCTTTAATGACTTCTATATCTAAAAAATATTCTCCATTTAAAACTTCAGTTATTTTACAATACTTTATAATATTATCCAGTACACAAATACCATTATGAGTAAAGTCAGTTTCTTTTGAATTATATAAAACAATCATTACTTATAACCTCCTTTCAGTTCGATTTATTCATTTCAAAAAAATACAAAAAGAGGTACAAATCTGTACCTCTTACAAACTGCATATTGTATCTTAAAAAAAAACCACAATATATAGAAAATATTGTAGCATAAAATATGCATTTTAATATATTAATCCAATCTACACCTAATGCCGGATAAAGAAATCCAAGCATTATCACTTGCACTTTGACAAATGATATTTCCGTCTCCTTGTACAACTATCATAGCCGAACCTGTCGATGTCCCTATTCTAAAATATTCATTTCCTAAAGGGGATACTGATGCAGGTAAAGTAGCTATAGATGTTCCTATAGTGCCAGATTTAACTAATCCTTCAAGGCATAGCTCATTATCAGAATTAACCCAGTATTTTGGTATCTTACCTGGAGCTCCAAAGCTTAACCAACCATTTATTAGAGTTAGATTAGTAGCAGGTGAACCACCAACATATATCCATTTACTCCATAGATTTGTACTTTGCTGTCCTGTCCTCATTGCATATTTTGATTTGTCAAGAGAATAGTTTATTTGCATTGCAACATCATCCATAGATTTTATTGTATACACGGGACTATTAGGATAAGGAAAGTTTGTATCTGCTTTATAGATACTTAATCCTCTATTGAAAAAACTAGGTAATCCATTTGCACTTAACAAGCCAATGTAAGTGTCATTTATAAAATTATTTGTACTGCTCATGTGTAATGCATTCGGAACTATCACATCAAATAATTTAGATATGATTCCTATATTCATTACATCTTGAGGGTGAACATGAACTCCTGCAACATTATCCATATATTCACTAGCTATAGAACTAAAACTATCTTGCAATAGTGCATATGTATCTATAAAGCAACATTGAAAATCTCTAGCAACTTTTCTAAACATAGAATTTATAGCTTTATGCCACGCTTGACCCCTTCCATTTGCATCATTATTTGTTGAGTTGGGTGTCATAAGTATAATAGAACATTGGTTATAAGGTTTCGCATTTCTAAATTTAGTCAAACCATCTCTTAGTGCGAATTCAGTATCAGCAATGCTTGCTCCACCTGCAGGGTCATTTAAGCCCCAACGTAAGATTAATAATTTAGGATTAGAAGCTATATCATCATTTACATAACTTTGACTCCATTGAAATGTACCTTGTCCACTATGCCCATGATTTAATACTGTTGTAAAGGGTAATCCATTAATATCAAATAATGATTTTAAAATATTATGAACTTTATATTTATCTACTACAGTTAAATTTTCAGTAGTACTATCACCAGAAATAACCGTTGTAAATGGAATAGTATTCATTATTGCTTTATGTATAGTAGATAAGTATTCTTTTCCAAATACAACTTCTTTGTCGCTATTGTAAGGTTTTGTTGATTGTTCAACTTCATTTAGAAGTATCTCATTATTTTCTATATCTTCAACTAAATCTCCAATTTTATCGGAAAGTTGTTGTGATTGTTCTTCCAGCCCTTGTATATCAGTATTATGTTCCCCTGTTACTTCTTCTAAATTAATAATTTTACTATCATATTGTTGCACAGTATTTAAAGCATTTGTTAAGGCAGTAAATTCATCTGCACTCTCCACGGCCTCATCATTTCTTATGCTTTTAATAACATTAATAATAAATGCTTTGGAACTTAAAATACTTGAATTTAATCCATATACTACTAATTCGCATTCTAAATTACCTATTACTGCAAGAGCTTGACTTGTTAATTCTACTTTTATCCTGCCTAATGAATAATCAATTATTTCTACATTATTAAAAATGATTGTGTTGTCAGACTTAATAGCAAATATTTTAACCGTATTACCTGTTAAATTTAAAGGTAGTCCATTATTAATTAGTGTAATTTCTATGAATCTACTATTTACATCGTTTTGTTTTGCATCTATTTTTGTATAAATGTTTTTATCTATATCCAAAATAATTTTTTTCGTTATCTGCAATGCTATCACCTCTTGTTTAATATTCAAAAATAAATGGACGCAATATTTACAAAAAACACCAACGTCCATTTATTTCAATTTTATTTATATTACCACTCCACGAAATCGTATTTTCTCCTATTTCAAACTCTGGAAAATTTCCGATCATATTATCATTTAAAAATTGAGTATTTTTATAACAATCCATTAACTCAGTATCGACAATTATATACTCGTCAAGATTATTAATAATAAAAGCTTCATTATTAATGGTTATAACTACATTACCTGAACCATAAATCTTTAATTCAGGCTTACTTTTATATGTGCCTTGATTATAGATTGTGGTGGGAGATATAATAGTTACATTGTCTTGACCATTATTTAAATATCTAAAAGGTTCACATAAAAAAGAAATTTCAAATTCTCCTAAAATACCGCTACTTTCCTTTATTTGATAGCCTTTTACTTCTTTAACTTTATAATATTTATCAAATAAAAAAGAGAATGTTAATATTCCACCCTCTCCATTAAGCCAAATATTTAAATTATCTAGTATATTGTTCGATATATCAGTATTTAGCATAAAACACGATAATTTTATTTCTATATCATCATAAGTGTTTAAATCTTCGGTTAAAGCACCGTTTTTTCTGCCCTCAACCTCTGTATATCTAAATTTTCTGTTAGGTCTAGGAAGTGCAGGTCTTTCAGATAAATATATTCCGAAATCATCAAGAGAATTATATTCGATTCCACTATTATTTTTAAAATTAAAACTTATCAATTGCTGCACCTCCTAATCAACCATAAAATTTGATTTATTATTTTTCCATGCTAATTCCTCGCTAATAGGATCAACTATTAATCTTGCTAGTTCTCTTCCATCAAAATTTAATGGTATTTCAATTATTTTTCTTTGAGCTGCATTCCCTTGTTGTTTCTCAGAATTAGTTAATGGAGTTACTGTTGTTTTACCATTACGAACTCTTAATAACTCTGCTCCTGCTTCACCAACGATTGCATCACCATCTACTAAACTCCCACCATTCGCAAGCATAGGTATTTGTGGTATATTTATACCCTTTCCACCGACCGAAGGAACCCAATCAGGAATTTTAATTCTGTTTATTCCTTTGATAAATCCATTTAAACCACTAATTATAAAGTTAATAGGTGCTTTAAAGAGAGTCTTCATACCCTCAAAAACACCACCAAATATTGACTTAATGCCTTCCCAAGCCTTACGCCAATTACCAGTGAAAACACCAGATATAAAGTCTAAAATTCCGTTAAAGATAGGTTTTAACGAATTATTCCATAAATCTTTAATTGTATTAAATGCTGAATCTACTGCTCCACTAATTCCACTAAAAATAACGCTCCAAATTGGTAGTAAAACATTTTGAATAAAAGGTAATATTGCACCATTAAATAAAGGACTTAAAATATTATCCCAAGCCCATTTTATAACATCAAATGAACCTTTAACAACGTCTCCTATTGTAGCAAATGCCTTTTGGAATATAGGAACTAATTGTGTTTGAATGAATGGTATTATGTATCCCTCTAAAACTTGAGAAAATACAGTCTTAATATTCTCCCACATTGATATAAAGAAATTTCTAAAACCCTCACACTTATCCCATAGCAATATAAATATCGCTATCAATGCACCAGTACCAAGCACTACGAGTGCTATTGGACTTGTAATAAACGCTAACATCGAAGCAAAAGCCGAAGTTGCTGTAGTGGCTATGGTAGTTGAAATAGTAGCCCAATTTAAAGCAATATTATATGCACCTATAGCAATTGCCAAAGCACCTAAAAGGACTCCTAAAGCAGTAAAAACACTTTGATTTTGTTGCACCATTGTTGCAAAATTTATGATTCCATTAGTTAAATTTTGAATTACTGTTACTACCCCACCTAATATAGGAGATCCAAAAGTAGCCAAAACTCTTTCCCACGTGGCTTTTAAATTAGCTGTAACATTGCTTAAATTATTAGCTTCTCTTGCTCCTTGACCCATAGCCCCACTTTGCTCATATATCTTTTCAGCCACATTCAAGATTAAATATTCTTTTTCAGTATCAGTTAACTCTTGCAACTTCTTACCATATTTTTCCTTGGCAATAGTATCAAGTTTTGTTGCATTAATATTTATACCTATAGCATCTCCAGCTTCATAATTACCCATAGTGATTGATTTAAGCCTACTCGTCATGTCTTCTAATGAAGTATCATAATAAGCAGCTCCATCCCCTGCCAACTGCATGTATTTTGACGTTAATTCTAAACTTTTATTTGCGTCTGCGCCATTTCCCTTAAAAGTAGAATAAAAACTAGACCATGTTCCACGTAAGCGATCCACGTGGATATTCTGATCTTGAGCTTGTTTATTAATTAACTCCATTGCATTAGTGCCACTATCTTTAAATGTTTGAGTAAATTGGCTATCTAATGCTTGTATTTTTGCAGTAGTTTCAACCATACCTTTACCAAAGGCTAAAATTGCTGTTATGCTAAAAGCCGTTATAATTGCCTTACCTAGTTTCCCAAAAGCACTCGACATCTTATTACTAGCATCATCACTCTTTCTCTCTATTTTATCAATCTCTTTGGTAGCTTCATCTTTTACAAAAATCGATCCCCAAAGACGAAATAATTCCATCTATTAATCCCCTCCTCTCCTCAAAAATAAAGCAGTATGCAAATTAATCTTTTTTACATACTGCTTCCAAAATATTATTAACTTTATTATAAACTTCTTCTTTATTTTCTTTTTTAACTTGCTTTGTGCAATTATTATAATACTGGTCAAAACTAATATAATTATCTTTTTCCATAAAGGCACTATGTACAACATACATCTGGTACAATTTATCCTTAGTATCATTTTTAAATGCTTTAATTATAATATTTAATCCATCTTCAATATCCATATTCATTATGTATTCTATATTGTTGTATCTGCTCAGCAATAAGTCGTATACTTCATATTCGTCTACTTGCTGAGTGAGGATAAAAAACCCTTAAATACCTCACTAGCGAATATTGCTTTTAAAATTTCTATTGTCTCTTCAAATTCTAATTCTTTTGCTTGTTTTACATCTATTTCTTTAACAGATGCTATAACATCATAAAATTCATTTTCTGCTTGATCTAAATTAGATATTAATTTTATTATTAAATCCATACCTACTTCTTCTTGTAATGATTCCAATTCTTCTTTATTCTTAGTACTTACATTTTTAAATAGACTTTTTACATCTTGTAAAATACCTATTTTCTTTACTAATTTTAATAATTTAAACATTAATTCTGTTTTTAATTTCATTATATAAATTCAACTCCTCTATTAATTAAAAAAGGGCTAACTAAAGCCCTATACTATGCTATTGTTGGATAATAAATTGCGAATGGTGGTTTGTCTAAAGTTGCAGTTGTAGAGTGTCCAACAAAATTTAATTCGCAAACTATATCATCAGAATCCTTGGGTTCAAGCGATATACCATCTTCATTAAGTGCATTAAACACTTGAATTATAACTGGTTCATCTGAGCCTGAAAGAGTGCCAATCCAGGTGAGGTTATCTAAATACATACTGTCCTCAAGTACATTAGAACCCTCAATTTTTGTGTAATTTTTAGTATTTATAGTAGTTGTAGTGCACTTACATACTGCCAAAGCATTTTTAAGTACTTCTTCTTTCAATTCCAACATTCCTGCACCCATTGTAACTTCCCAAGATTCAAGGAATTTCATACCTTTCATCGGAGATTTTAAGCCGTCGACTTTGGGTTGTCGAAAGGTAGGTTTAAAAACAAATTTCCCCCCACCTGATGTTGCACCTAATAACTTGGCTTTAGCTGATTCGTATGTGTCAGTATTTACATCAAACCCAACAAAAAAACATCCAGTTCCTAGCAACAAATTTTTAGGAGTTTTATCACTTACGCCTGAATAAGTCTTCATAAAATTACCTCACTTTCATTATTTTTATTTATAAAATCTAATTGTATAATTAAGTCTTTTTCTCCTGATGTTCTTATCTTCATCTGTTATATTTACAACCCAATTATTCTGTTTTTGGACAATAAAAAAGAGTGTATCACTTCTGTACACTTCTTCATTAATGCTTTTATCTAATTGTTCAACTAGGTTTTCTATATCAAGTACTTGGTCTTTTCTCCCCCAAATATCAATATAAAATGGTATATCTTTTCTGATTTTATTGCTGAGGGATTGCAGGATGTTAGGAATATTATAGACTATTTTTATATCATCGATAACTGCTTCTCCCTCTTCATTCCTCTCCAAATCTTCAAAATAAACTTTACTATGAATACTAAGTTTAGAGTATATCCACTCCATTAACTCTTGCATTATTCTTCACCCACTTTTTCAAGGTGTTTTTTAGCTATGTTATTAATATCCTCGACATTATCCATTACGGCAGGTGTCCAGTGTGGTTGTGCTTTTTGCTTAGAAGTACCCATTTCAACATATTGGTCATATTCAACATTTGAGCCAACAAAAACAGTATTTTTATCATCATCAACTTTAAATGTCTCACTACGTCTTAATGTACTGGTATCTACAGGTGTCCTAAGTTGGGACTCTGCTACAACAAATAAGCCTATTTCGTTTAAAGCATTTTTTATAGCTAATTGAATCTTATCTTTAGCCTTATCAAAATTCTTTTTATTTTGCATTAATCATCACCTCTAGATAGTCGTCCCATTCTATGATTTTTGTTATATCATAGTCCTTGTTTTTGTATTTAACAATATTAGTATTAATATTTATGTCTTCAATATCACAAAACATTCTTTTTGTACATTCTATGCTAAAACCATATTCTTTTTTTGCTTCTTCAGTGCTATAAGGCTGAATATCAACCATCATATTTTTTATAAATACAGGTGAACCACTAATCATTTGACCTATGGTATTTTTAGATGTAGCACCTTTTTTCCATATTTCTATTGATTTATCATAAAACATTTTCCACCATTCTCCTTAACACATTTTAAGATAGGGTATAGGAAGTAGCTGTTTCACTGTTTCTGCAATTGCAAAAATAGTTCCATCACTATATGTAACTGACCTTGAGCCTTGAGTAGTAGACTTAATATTTTCTTTACCCTTATTTTTATAAGCAAATATGACAATTTCAATTATTGCATCCTGAAAATTAGCTTCTATATATTCATTAGTAAAACTATCATTGTTTAAATAGTTTTTAATTAATGTTACTGCTCTTCTGATGTATAATATAAAAGCATTTTCTTCGTCCGTAAATTCTATGGATTTACCTAAAATTGTTTCTATATCTTGTATAAGCATTATTTATCCCCTGCCTTTTTAGAGGACTTCTTAACTTCTATTTCTTTAAAACCTTGTTTTTGATAGATTAATTCATATGCTTTTTCTGTAGCATATATCACCCTATTTCCATCTGAATATTTCTTCAATATAATCACCATCCTTGTAATAAAAAACGAGGGGAGTATTCCCCTCTATACTATTAACCCACTACTTTAGGAGTTAAAAGAGCGAATGCATCGTCCTTAATTGGTAAGAAACCTAATCTCATAGTAGCCTTTATAGCAACCATATCATTTTCAGCAAGTGATAAAGGTTTACCATCTGCCATAGTAACAGATTGTAATGTTGCTTCAGTTAGAATTTGATATTCAATTCCTTCTCTAATGCCAACAAGAGAATAATTAAAGTTACCTGCTATTAATTCAGCTTTAGTCTTATCAAACGCACCATTTCTAACAAACTCTATTGGATTGCTATAAAATTCGCTTTGATCAACTCCTGGAACAAATAAAGCATTTCCATTAGCATCTCTTAACTTTCTAAGCGTGTTCTTTAATCCGTAGTGTCCAGCAAAACCATTAACATCTAAACCTGCATCTTCTATAAGTGCCATAACGTCAGAAACATCAAGATCAATTTTTCCTACTCCATTTGTTTCTAGTGCAATTTTGTTTCCAGCTGTGTCAGCAACTCCAAATATGTTCTTAGCAAATGGTGAGTTTGTACCAAATAAACATGCTGCATCTATTGCTTTATAAAACGCTTCAGCTATAGTAGGTTTTAATTCCTCAAAAACATTAATAGTAGTATCATTCACCTTTTCTTTTGTTACTGGAATAATTACTGCTAATTTCTTAGCTTCCATTTCTGGGAATATCCATGAAGCCTTTGAAGTTTGAATTCTTTCTGTTTCACCTACCCAGTAAGCTCCTGCGCCCTCTGTCATAACTGAAAATCTCTTCTTGTCACTTGTCATTGGTTCAACTTTAGAAAGTCTTAAAACGCTTGAACCTCTTGCAATTTCTTTCATTATTTCTCCTGCCTGTTGTGTAGGAACAAATCCTACTAAGTTATCCTTTAAAAATGTTGTATCTGCCATAATTTATTACCTCTTTCTTTTAATTAAATAGTGCTTTTTATATGGAAGCCCGAAACCAATTTTTAATACAATAAAAAGACCCTTTAAAGGTCTTATCTTTTAGCTTGATTTTCTTTAATAATGTCAATAAAGTTTCCCGAACCAGTATTTGTATTGTCACCTTTTGGTGGTGTATAGCTTGAACCTTTTAAACGGTCAGCAACTACAGATTCTATATGAGTACCAAATACAGACTCAAGTTTTTCAAGATTTTTAGTTGTTGTTTCTTCATTCTCTCCTATTAAATAATCTACTAATTCAACAGGGATTTTTTTATCTGTAGCTATCTTAATAGCCTTATTTGTAAGGTCTTTTCTAAGGCTCTCCTTTTGCATGTTTTCGTATTTTAGAGTTAATTCTCTAATTTGTTTTTGCTCAGGTGTCTCCTGTGGATTAGCTTTTGCAACTGCTTCATCAATTAACTTTTGTAAATTATTTTGCTTCCATGTACTTAAATATTTTTCTGCGTGCTTATCATTGGAACTATCTAAAAATGCTTTAAAATCCTTATCACCCTTAACCTTTTCTTTAAATGTTTCCAGTGTTATGTTTGAAGATAAAACCTCATCAATTGAGCCTTCGTCCTCTATTTTTTCTATTAGTTTTAATAATTCTTTTTTTAACATAAATTCATTCTCTCCTTTTCGCCCTCTTAACCTTTATAGACTAAGAACGCAATTAAATTTTTATAAAATAAAAAAGACATCTATTCAATGCCTTTGGTTTGTTTCCATTCCTCATAAGTTATATAAGGAATTAATTCTTTAGTTATATTATCTTTTCTAACTTTTGGCTTATAGCCTTTAAATGGTACATTTATATAACAAGACCTTTCAAAAGGATGATGTGGTAAATAAGGCTTATTAGGATCATCAATTTTATAAACCTTTCCATCATGCTCCCTACAAAAATCACTTGTTCTATTATCTAAAGTTGCAGTAAACATTTGTTCTTCAACTCCATGTTCCTCTGCAAATACATCATTTACAGAGTTTTGGCATCTAGCAACTTCGGTTTGAACTAATCTCCTCGTATTGTAGGCACTTTGGTTGAACCTATCGGTCACAACCTTTTTAATTTTATTAACGTTAGTTTTTCCAGTAAGAAACCTTTCAATTTCTTGCTTTAATGTGTTTTCAAGTTCTTTTTTATTCTTCCATAGCCTATTAGACCATAGTTCATTTTTAAGTTCCTGATTAACTATCTTTTTAATCTGTTCGTCAGTAAGTTTTTGCAGTTTAAAATCTATTCCTATACTAAGTGCATAAGCATCGGAATAGTATTTGTCAATAACACTGCCTTCTAGAATTTTATTAATTATTTCTTTTTCCTGCTTAAATTCATTTGCAGAAATATTAGATATAACATTGCTTAAATCTTTTTTTAATACATTCTTTTCTGTAGTAGATAAAGATAATACATTATCTAAAATAGTATAAGTTAGTAGTATTCTTGCAATTACATCTAATAATTCATCTCTATGTTTTGCTTGCTGCTTATATATAGTTTTAGACTTATCATCAGCTTTATTAAAGCCCTCTTCAGTAAATTGAAGTGATAAGTCCCCATATAACTTATTCAGTTCCATCATCATCACCAACGTTGTCTAAGATGGATTGTCCTTGTAGAAATTCTTCTTGCTCTTGCTTAATTTGCTTAATTTCTGCGTCTGCATCTTCAATAAAAGATAATTGCTTTAAGCCAGTCCTTAAAGATACCTTATCTTGAAGTTGGCTTAAAATATTAGCAATAACAAGATCGTCACTTGGAATTACTGAATTGAATTTAATTCCTATGCTTCTAAAGTCATATTCTCTATTTTTAAGTATCTTTAAATATAAGAATAAGAACTTTATTCTATTAATAAGTATATTAGTTAATGCTTTATTATTAAGCTTTGTTTTAGATTCAAGATTGATTAATCGAGTACGTAATGCAAGGCTACTAGTGTTCGATTGTAATTTTTCTGAACTATTGACATGAAAACTTAATTCATACATATCTTCTTTAAGATTTTCAATCATTAATCTTTGATATTCTGGATTAAGATTTTTAATCAACCAATCCAAAGATGCTTCTTTATCTCCAGGTAAATTTGCAAATCTATATTGTTTTAAATTAGTTTTGGTTTCCTCATCTAATTGGATACCCTTGCCAACCATAATAGCTTGTCTTGTATTAGTAATTTCATTTACCCCATCAGAATTTATAATAGAATAACTATCTTGAATATCTTTTAAGTCACTGTATAATGTATCCTTTTCTTTTTCTTCACTTATAATTCCAATGCTCACAGGAACTCTATTGAAAATATGTGGAGTTGGTTCTTTTACCTCTTTAAAATCACTGTCAAAGTGGTAGATTAGATTATCCATATAAACATCAATGTATGTTCTATCATCAAACTTAAGATTGAAAACATGCATAAACAATAAAACATTCTCAAAGTCATCTATATAAGCATATCCATTTCTAGGTGTTATTATCTTAGCACTAAATTGACCATCTTTATCAATATAATAGAGTTCATAACTCATAGAATATATTAAAAGATTCTTTAACAACTCACTATCATGATTTTTATTCCAATGATACAAATAATAGTCTATTTCTTGCACTATATCTTTATCATTAGTTTTAGATGTATAACTTACAGGAGTTGCAACCGACCATGCCACTTCTTCCTTAAGCATTTTTTTAATAAAATTAAAGTTTGCTTTATGACTCTCTTGATATTCCATAGCAGAATAATTCTTCATTGCTTTTGAATTGCCACAATAGTAGTTATACATATCCTCAAATTTAGATTTATTTATAGTAAAGTCTTCATAGCATTTCTTTAATAATTTTATATCCAAATTTTCACCCCTCTCTAAAGTCCTAATTCTCTTATGTTTATTATTTCAAGTTTACCTATCTTTTTAATTGTATCTAATCTTATTACACATTCAGACAGACAGTCTGGAAAGTCATCGTGCAAACTTCTCTCACCTTGATAATCCTTTAGTTGCTCCAATGCTTCAGTATCTTCCTCATTAAAAATAACCCTACCGAAGTTTACATCACCCACAATAGAGTCAATTTTGTCAAACTTATTCTTCTTTTGCATTTCATTTATAAATTCAAATCTTCTACCCTTTAATTCTGTATCCTGTGCAATAAGCTCTTTCAGTTTTATAACATCAGCGCCCATATATAAATTTTTCTCTATATAAATATGACTAATATCATCGTAACGCTTTAGTAATTCTATAGTATGCTTTATATAGTCATCAAAACTTAACTTTAATATTTCACCTTTACGACAATATTTAATATTATTTGTACTCTTGGAACCTGTAATGAAAGCTGAGAAGTCACTACTCTTACCTGTACTACTTGCTGGGTCTATTGTAAGCATAGTGACCGAGAAATCATGTGAATTTATAGTCTCATTACTCTCAGTAACTATAGTTTTAAATCTTTTCTCACCTATTGCTGAAGTATCACCTTGTACTTCTTGTTTAAATGAAGCTGGATTTTCATAGTAGGATAAAGCCATATCTAAACAATTCCAATATTCCTGCCACAATAAAGGAAATTGCATTTCTTTTTTATGCTGCAAGTAAAATTCTTTAGCATTATCAAGCCTGAATTCATCTTTTGAATTGAATAGTATATTTTTAAATTCTAGCCATAAGCCACTACTAAATAATTCATCAACATTATCAACTAAAACGCCTTTTTCAAGCCTATTTTTCCATGTAGGTAAGTTTTTAAGTCTACTATAGAAACATTCATTATGTTGTAGTGTTCCTACTGCAATAATAGTAGAATTACCCTTTTGCACTGCAAATTTAACGTCATCAGAGAACCTTTTCCACTTCTTTTCTCTCTGATCACTAGTTGCAACCTCATCATCCTTTTGATAATCATCCAGTAATAGCAATTCAATTCTTACATTACCGTAGGATTTTCCCCTGAGCGTTGATGAAGCAGATATGCTTTGGATCATTGTTCTGTTAGTTAACTCTATTTGTTCACTATTGACGATACATTTTTTTGTATCATAGAGTTTCCCAAATGCTTTTTCAATTCTATCGTTATTTTCTAGTGCTAATTTAATATTTCTAATGAATGTAGAAGCCGTATCCCCTATAGCAGAAGCAATCACTGTATATCTTTTATATTTATATAAACTGCACCAAATTGCAGTTGCTAGGCTAACAAAAGTACTTTTTCCTGTTCCTCTAGGGAGAATATATTCTTGTTTGTCATGGGTATCTTCTAAAATCATACCTTGAATTTCGTTCCATATATCCCTATGTATTTGTGATATATCAGCTTTATCTTCACCAATAAAGATATTACTAAGAAAATATAATGAAAAGTATTCAAGGTTTCTAGAGCCTAAAACATAAGCTAATCCATGAAGATTAAATAAATTATCTTTATGTTTTAATATTAACTCCTGCGTTGCTTTATCAGCTTGTTCTTCAGTTGCTCCATGTAAAATGTATTCTTGTTTAAGATATTTATATAATAAGTATCTATTAAATTGTTCGTTGGATTCAAATTGGATATTATTATCGTAGACTATATTCTCACCTCCCTTTTGGGTAATAAAAAAGAGTAGGCGTTTTACCTACTCATTCTCAACCATTTTTAAATATTTATATATTGTAGTTCTACTTATATCACATAATCTACTAAACTCACTGGCATTAATTTTTTTACTCTTATACATTGGATAATGTTTATAAAATAAGCTTGGTATACTATCTTCTGTTGTAATAGGTCTACCAATTCTTTTACCTTTAGCCACAGCATTAGCCATACCAGACTTAACACGTTCAGAAATCATGTTTCTTTCCATTTCAGAGAATACACCAATCATTTTTAACATACCCTCTGTCATTGCGTCTAATTGCTTAGTGCAATCTACTACTAAATTACCTAATATTAATTTTATCTTACGTTCTTTAGCAAAATCTATTATTTCACATAATTGTTTTGTACTTCTTGTTATTCTGCTAACTTCTGTTGCAATTATTGTATCACCTGAAACCACTCTATCCATAAGCTTTTTAAGTTCTATTCTATCGGCTTTAGTTCCACTTTGATACTCAAAATATATTGTCTTTTCTGTTGCTCCCATAGCTTTAAGTTCTCTAGTTTGCCTTGATATATCTTGTTTCGATTCATCTGTAGAACATCTTGCGTAACCATAAATTATACCCATAGTAACACCTCTTATATAATTCCTAGAGGTTAAAAAATATATAAAAAATTTTTATAGTCTAACGGTGGCAATTTTCAATTTTCTAAAATAGAAGCCTACCCCTGTTATTTTTTACCTCTACTATTATTATATGTTATTATCGGCTAAGTGTCAACGAAATGGTATTAAATAATTTATTGAACACTTTTATATTATTTATGGTCATTTTTAACGCTTTCATAGTGCAATTAACACTGATTCCTGAACAACTTTTATGTTCACCAAAAGAAATGTTTTCGCTTACAAATATACGTTCTATGAAATAAAAATTTTATTGTAATATATTCTATTCAGCCTTTTTAATTACTTTAAACTTATTGAACTCTTGCTCTAGATCACCAGTGTTTATATTGTCTTTAGTTTCTTCAGTAACGTCAGCAACCTTACTTGTTGGTGTTCCCATCTCTCTATCAATCCAATACTTTAATAAATCACTCTTAACCTTTTCAGACTGTGCATTCTCTATTAAATACCACACTTTATCTATAGCTTGAGGTAATTTATTATTTATCTTCCTTGTAGCCTCGGTTTTACGTTCCCGTAAACGTTTGGCAAGTTCAGCCTTAAATTCTTCATCTTTATTAATCCAATCATATATAGCCTGCCTACTCTTACCTATAAGCTTTGCAATCTCTGTTTTTTCAACACCTGCAATCAAATATTCAATGCAATTTATCTTAGTTTCATCTAACATTTTCACACCTCCAAACCATTAATTTTGTTAACATAAAGTAATTGACACTATACATAAGTAAAATAAAAAGAGCTATGATTTATAGCTCCTAAAAGATTTAATTATCTATTTCTTAATTTAATAGTATCATAGGCATCAGAATTAGTTACTTTAACACTATTATTAATAAGCAATTCGTAAATATCTTTTTCAGTATATTTCTTGAAATTATATAAAATATCCTTTAATTTATCTCTAATTTTATCAATCTTTGTAATATAATAGAATTTTGGTTTATCACTGTCACCACTCTTCAATTTTTTCCAGATTACATCATTAAACGAATGGTAATATTGTTCTATTTCTATCAGGTTATTGTTAAGTTTATTCTCCATCAATCCTAGTGCATATTCAATAGATTTTGCATCAATTAACTCACTTGAATTATATAAACTGTCATTATCCAATTCCTCTATTGCTTCTTCAATATTATATTCCTGAGTAACAAACATCCCGCACAAATCACATAAATTTGTATACTTTTGAAATAATACAACATCTTTATTTTTTTCAAAAACGATATCGTAGCCAATATCATTTCTATATCTGTTAAACTTATGTATTATTATATTTTTATGATTAAGTAACTCGTTATATTTGGGTATTATTTCTTTTGAAAATTCTTCGTCCCTAAATCTATGTAAAGTCCTTGCTTTAATAATAGCATCTTCTTCTAGCCATTTTATTCCTATGTCTGTATTATTAGTTGTTCCTAAACTCATAATCATTTTTTTTGATGGAATTAAGATATTATTTCTATTCTTTTCAATATATATAATAATTTTTTTCCTTTCTATATCTGCTTCGTTGAACAATTTATCAATCAGACAAATAATTAAGTCTTCTCTTTCAATTGTTATACTTTTACTCTTAACATATTCGTCATATAAAGATGCAATTTCATCTCTAATATCTAGATATCTTTCTTTAATCTTTAAAAAAATATGTTTTTTTTCTTTATTAATAAAATCATCCCAATTTACTAATCTATTCTGTATATAAGGATGTGCTAAATCTAATTTTTCCAATCTAGAAAGTTGCTTTCGTTTCTCAATTGCCTTAGCTAAATCTTCATCATTATAAATACTAAAATGCCTATTACAGTCTCTTCCGATTCTTAAGGTTTTTTCGTTATATTTGTTATGGATTTTACAAACATATTCTAAGTCATGATTGCAAATATCACATTTGATATGCTCACTCTTTTTATGTTCCTCAATGTCATTTTCTAATGAACCTCTCCATTCTGCGTATGCTATCAGCAATACTTGAGGATAAATAGTCTCAAAAAATTGATGATGTCTGGGAGATATTTCTCTTAGTTCATCTTTTGTTATATTAGGGTTATTATTAATAACATCTAATAATACATCATGATTCTTTGTTACCTCACAATGAATCAACAAATTCAAATGCTTTTCATGAACAGCTTTTTCCAATAACTATCATCTCCTGTAATTTTGTTACAAGAGTATTATACCACAACATATTGTATATAGAACATACATTTCCACAATTTAAATGGATATTATATGGAAAACTTTTCGACATTTCTTTAATATTTATTTAATCATTTCCTACTTTTCTTTCTAAACATCTTTCTTAAAAGCTTTCCAGCTCTATATACACACTCAATAGTATCTATAATAGAAAGAGTTGATATTTGAACATTCCAGTTACCATTAGCTTGGTTAGGAATAGTTCTTACAATCTCCCTGGGTTGTTCTTCTTGATTTACAGTAGCTGCAACTTCATTATTTGATAGTGTTTTCTCAGATTCAACTTTTATATCTGTCTCTATATCATCTAATATGTTAACACACAAATTAAAAAATGCTTTCTTGGTTGAAGAGACTTGATTCGATACTCTGTTTCCATTAATAAATCTTATAGATAAAAATGGAATAACTATTGAAATTATTATTAAAAAATTTACTAAATCTTTTGAAACATTTCCCCCTAAAGAAGGTAAGATTGAGTTTACTGACAATATTGCAGCTACACATGAAATTATAATTGCTATAACTGAATAAAAAATCGAGTATGAATCATATGTATATACGCTATCATGCATATTTTTCATGTATATTTTTTCTGTTCTTAATTTATAAATATCATTATCAAACTCACCTATATATGTTTTTTTAATCTCTTCGATTAAATCTTTGATATTTTCTATATGATTATTTTTTGGTTTAAAGTAATACTTAAAAAGTTCAATATGTCCTTCTAGATTCTCAAATTGAACTTCTCTAGTTGATTTTTCTAAATAACGTAAAAAACTGTTTTTCATATACTCACCTCAATATAACCATATTCGCCATATTTAGGTAATTTCCTGCTTACAGAAAGGTGCTTTTATTTGATGCAAATTTATATAAAAGCTCTAAACTAAACAAAAAACACCTATGTTAATAGGTGCTTCATCTTCATTTTAATATTTTATTTAATACATCAAAAGTATTAATTACTATATCGATAGAGTTAAATATATTATCGTCAACTCCACCAAACATACCAGACATTCTGTTTAAAAACTCTTGTTGGTCTATGGTATATATATCAAATACTTCGGATTTACTATGTACCATAGTATTTCTAATAGTAATAAGTTTACTAAACATGTTATATTCTATCTTATAATCTTCAAACTCTTTACCTGTATTATTTTTAATTATGATCTTATACTTCTGCCAAATAGATTTGTAAATGTATTCTTTCTCAAAAACATCTACACTATAAGTCTTCACAATAATATAATTAATAAAAGCTTCTACTGCCATAGCTTCAAATACTACTGATATAATACAATTCTTTTGTTTTTCCCTCCAGCTTGAAATATAAATATGTTGCTCTTCTTTACTATGAGACCAATAATCAAAGCTTTGATTATTATTACACACTTTATTATATTCATCATTTGCTACACAGTATTTTTGATAATGCTCTAATGCTAATGTATGATAATAATCATATAAGCTAGTTACTAATAATTTATCCATCATATCACCCCATTGTATTTTATTACTTCTACATGCTTAAGTGATTTCCTTCTTGTGCCCAATATATTAGTAAATAGTATAAAAAAGATGTCCTCAATAGCATCTTTTAACTTAAATCATTGGGGTAATATCTTTTATAGTCTTAAGAGTGTTTGAAATTTTCTTCATAGTTGAATTTTCTTCCAAATACTGTAATCCTTGTAATGTTATGTGTATATTATAACCATTGAATCTATAGAATGGATTGTCATCTGCTGCTAAAAATCTAGCCCCACCAATAAGACCATTTGAAATCATCATACTCAATATACGATTCCAGCGCATTTCAGATATTTCCATAGCCTCATGATTTATTGTTTTAATATCAAATCCTTCCTTATCCATTGCTTCTTCTAATTTCTTTAGGATTTTATATATCACTTTAAAATTGTCCATATCTCTCACCTCTATGTATTTTATTCTACAAATGGAATCAAAATCCTTCTATATAGCCTCAATATATTTCATATTAAAATACCAATAAAATCATATCAAAACTATATTATAACTTTATAGAAAATATAGGCAATCTCATAAAAACTACAATATAAAAAGACACTCCTCTGAGTGCCTTAACTTACATACTTTGTAACTAATTTTTCAATTTCATCTTCTAAATCCGAACATATATTAAATAATAATTCATTATTACCCTGGTCAGTAACTTTTTTTAAAACACTTTTAAATTCGTTAACAAGTGCAATATATGTATTAGCTAAAACCTTGCTATCATTATAGGCCTCAACTTTTTCATTTATATATTTTAACAACAAATCAAGTTTCTCTATAAAATACTTCTCTTGTGTTTCTAAAGACAAGGCATTAATCCTATCTTTTATGTACTCTAATGTATTTATGTATGCTTTACTCATGTAAGCCTCCTCGACATAATTATACAAATATCTTAGTTCTTTCTACATAATTTGTCAAAGGAAGAAAAAGTAATTATCCATTTTACACACTACCTCTTATACTTTTCATTGATGAATTTATTATATTGATTTAAAGCAGCATTTAATATTTTACTAGCTGCAACCACTTCTGGATCAATTAAATTGCCTTGTTTTTGATTTATTAAATACTCTAAATTACTTCTTAAAATTTCAACATCCTTTAGTAGTTCCTCTAGTTCTGACATTCAATACACCTACAGTTGTATTTTTACCATCTGAAGATTTATTTAATCATAAGAAAAGAGCCATGCTACATGCTCTAGCAATCCATATACTTACCTTTCTAATTCATCACTTTTATCTCTAGCCTGTTTAAGCTCTAATTCAGCTTCTTTATCTAATGCTTTCTCTAGTCTTTCTCTAACATACTTCAGCCTACCTTCGATTTCTAGTAGCCTAAACTCTTCAAACCAGTGTCCAGGTTTTAATTCTCTTTCAACGTTTTCTTTCTCTTCTAGCAATTCAGCTTCTCTATCTTTAATTCGTTTAATCTCTTTTTTTAACTCTGACAGGCTCATTAAACCACCCCCATATAATCATATAGGTTATATGATAGTTTTATTACAAAATAAAAAGAGTACCTTTTCAGATACTCTTAAACTTATTATTTTAAATATCCTTTACCAATTTCATATGCCATATTTACTCTAATTAACTCAATAATCATATTCTGATTACCTTTTAGAAATTCTTTTAGGTATTCATCTAGTTGAGGTAATTCTCCATAAGCAATAATTTCTAACTTATCAATTGTCTCTTGATTTTGTAAATTAGTTTCTTCTAAAAATTTATCTAACTCAATTTCAATTTTTATTGGAATATTAATCTCCATAGATATTCATCCTTTCCACTATTTATATTCCCACGTTATATTAATTACATTATTGCATTTCTTACATCTCCCATTACCATCTTTTAAAATAATAATATTTGTCGTTACCTTACAGTATGGGCATTCATAATCAATTGTTTCACCAGCATTGCTTTCTGCTATTACTTTTTTTGTGTTAGATTTTATGTATTTGATCAAGTCATCTCCATTTTTAAAATTAGGCATACAATTTCACCATCCTCTACATATTCTTAATTACTTTTCGCCAGAGAACAGTGAAATCCTGCCATATTTCTTCAACAATCATCTTCTAAATTCTACTCATTTTCGACCTTTACAATTCTAAAAATATCCCTTAGCTTCAAACACTCTTCCATATACGCCTTATTCAACTCAGCCTTAGTATTAAGCATCCTCTTGCCCGTAGCTTCATCAATAACTGGCAATATAGCGTTTGAAACATCCATGCTATTTACTCTTAAGTCTATTAATTTGTTCCTGCAAATCCCTTATAACAACATCACTACTCTTTTCAACCAACTCTCCACACTTAACTATTGCCTTAAGGTTAGCATTTTCAAGCTTTAGGAATGCATTCTCTAGTTCCAAGTCCTTATCATTACTATCATCCACTTGCTTATTTTCATCTTTATTTAAATAACAACATGCACCAAAAATTATAACAACGCCTAGAGCAGTTACTAGACTTGGTTTTTCTACAAAGTTAACTATTGAAAAACCAGTAGCCATGCCCCATAGTATACCTGTAGTATTTGATAATATTTTATGTAATTTAATTAAATTCATCTTCATCCACCACCCTTACACCATCAAAATAATTTTCCTCATAATATTCCTCTAAAAATTTATTCCTTTGCTCTACAAACTCTTTATTTGTTTTTTCATTTTTACTTATTGATTTAATCTTACATAAAGAATATTTAACAGCAAACCCATCACTACTAAATCTGATGCTTCTAATTTCATCTCTTAGCTTCTTATAAGCTTTAGTAAAATCAAATAAATTAACTTCTACCTGCCTGCTCTTATATAGTTGTATAGCTTTTTTAACCTCATCTTCTTGAGGAAACACCAAATAAAATCTGGCTGTTTCTTCATCAAATTTAATTTCGTATGGATAGCCGAGCATTATTAAATAACTTCCTTGGTTAAGAGAATACGTCCGCTTCTTATCTTCCACCTTTGACACCTCCAGTAATAATAAAAGGGCTCATACTTAATGACGAGCCCTTGAATAATCTTTAAATTATGTACTATAATATTAATGTGTATAAATTACATTGGAACACTTTGCAGAGTGTTCAAGGGGGTTGTATCTATTGCAGTAGGTACAACTTTTTCTTTTTCCAAATATCTAAATTCTCCAAAATACTCTTTTTCAGCTTTTAACCTAGCTTGATAAGCTTCTTCTGGCGTATTATAAAGTCCTATCCATTTCTTTTTTCCATCAACTCTTAGTTCACATCTCCACTTACATGAAGCTTTGTGAAATGATACTCCTCTATAACCACATTTATTATCTTTCCTTATACCTTTATTGAAAGAATTCTCTCTATCGGTACAGATTCTTAGGTTATCATCCACGTTATTAAAGGTATCATGGTTTATATGATCTACGACCAAATCTTCAGGACATTTAGTAACTAACCTATGTAAAAATATAACTCTCTGGTCAAATTTAGTTGTACTAATACAGTATCCCTTACTGTTAATAGTCCACTTAAATCTTCTAACCTCATCCAAGTGCTCTGAACTAAACACTATACTTTTATTTGAGTAATTCTTATTTGTAACGTACAGATATGCTACATCTCCTTTTAATTCATACATGTTTTTTACACCATTTTTTCTCATTAACATACTCCCTTTCATTTATATAAATTTGAAAGGCTTATTTTTTAGCCACTAGCGTTAGCCATAATAGAACTAACGGAAATATAAAAAGAGGTCAGGACTTTATATCCCAACCTCTGATTAACTTTATTGTTTCTCCTGTAAATAGTTTAAAATTCATGTCCATTTTAATACATTCCATCTTTTTTAATTTATTTTTGCTATCGTTTCTATCGATAACAATTTATTTTGTAGCCACTTAGCGTGACCTCTTTTTACCGACTCGTACTTGATGACGAGACATAATCTATATCAGCACATCTGTAGGTAAGATCTAGTGTGACCTATAGCTAACGCTATAAGTCTTCTTTCATAACATGAAAAGAAATGTACTCTTTATTTATATTTATTTACTGATAACCCTTATAACCATTGATAACACTATGCTCTAGCCTATTTAACTATTTATAAACCTTTTACTATAAAAATTCATATATCATTATATACACCCTTTAAACGTAGATATATCAATGCTTTGTAAAGAAAGTTGACCCCATCTTTTAATAGATATATATTATTAAGAAGTCATATCAACTTTTTATACATATAATAATAAATTAAAATATAAAAGTCCTTTACACGTAGTGGAAAGACAACTAGAGGGGTTTCCCCTCGGGTTATACTAAGCGACCTGCTTACAGTAGTGCTTATACAACTAACTTGGCGTTATTAAAATCCAATGTTTGACCAGATAATTTAATACTATGTCTAGCACAAAATCCTATAACATCTACATCGTCAAGAATATCTCTTTTGAATTGCCCCTTATCTTTAATACCTAAACATTCTCTTAATGTAGACTTCTTATATGTACCTATTAATTGTTCTTCTTCACCTTTTCTATTTTTTTTAGTTGCTTGTAAATCAATATGTCTTAGCTGTATTATTTCTTTGCATAAGGTAATAAACTTCATTGCATGTCTATTCTCTTGGCGTTCTTCGTTGTATTTATCCATGTCTGTCTTTCCAAATTCAATAAAGTTTTCATACTCAGCAACCTTTTTATTGCCTTTAAACATCTTTAATACTCTATCTATAGTTTCACTATCATTGTTAAAGATATATATTTTAGATTCTTTTTCCATTGTTCTGTTAACACGTTTAATTGCTTGGTATATCTCATTTGCATTTTTGCATTGTCTATATTCTTCAAATTTATCTTCTTTGAACCTATATACTTTTTCATCGCCTTTACCATTATTAAGACCAGACCAAGAATTTCTATTATCTAGTTTCTTATTGGAATAATAAAGGTACTCTAGCACGTATTGACGAAATGGCATATTAGGATTATGAGTTATAACACAATTGGTTAACTGCTTATAATCATTACTTCCTGTGATGTTTCCAAAATGATTTTTATAATTAGCCTTTGTAAATGCTTCATCTTCTTTATTGCCAATGACTAAAGTATTATCAATATTATTTTGTTCAACAATCTTATTAAGCTCTTGATAATAATTGATAGCTCGTTCTTTAGCACTCTTACAACTATTTGTTTTGTAAATTAAAAAAGACCACTTTGAATGGTCTAACACTGGTGATTGATGCTGCACTACAAAATTAGGACTTAATTTATAAGCCATATTTAAAGTAGCACTAGCATCAAGTATTATATTGTTCATTGATAGAAACCAATATTGATAACGTCTATTTGTACAATATATTGTATTTCCCTCGCATACACAGGTTTGAATATAAAACTGCTTTATGTTTTCAATATCTTCTATTAATTGCCTTTTAGTATATCCCTGCTCATTAAGATATTCTTTTGTAAGAGCATTCTTTATAGACTTTTTTAATGCGTTAATCCTTGTAGTTATTGTTTTTAAAGGTATTTTAGCATTAAAAAAAGATTGTATAGGCTTTTCTGAAAGTAAATAATCTTCTATCTCAGCCACACAATCTACAAATTGATTTCTTAATGTTCTATGTCCTAACATGGTTTCTATGTTACTAATCCATTTTTGATTGATGGTTAATTCGTTACCTTTGCACATGTTTAAAAACTCATCAATTACTAATGTATCTCTTTTTTCTTCAAAATACTTTTTATTTTCTTTATCAGTGCATAGTGATTTATATTTTTCATGAGTAATTATTACTATTCTAAAATCCTTTAATGTCTTCTTAATCTTATTAAACTCTTTAGTATTATAAGTTTTTGTATTGACTGCTATTGCAATAGTTTTCCCTGCTAATTCATTTATTCTCTTTGCACTATTTATACAATCTTCTATTCTCTCTCTTACAAATAACACTTTAAAATTATAGCAGGCAAATTCTGTTGTTTCATATTCTGCAAATGCTTCCTCAACGGTTCTAGATTTTCCAGTACCACATTCATGATCTAAAACTTTAAATATATTTTGATTATAACCGTCCCATATTTCTTTTTTTAAATATTCCTTCTGGTTATTAAGTTTAACTTCATTACAATTATAAATTTTCAATCAAATCAAATCCTTTCTCACATCAAATTTTAATTAATATTTTCTGTTGCACCATTCATCAAAGACCTTTTTATAATTATCATCTTTGACAAACTTTACGTATCTATCTCCTTTGGCTCCTGTGCCAAACTCAATAGCTGTTATTCCATTTTGCAATAGGAATGTAGCTTGTTTTGGGTTATAAACCCATGCGAATTCTTGTTTACTCATACTATCAAATCCTTTCATTTTTTAGTCGTCCATGTAATGGAAGTAGTATCATCACTACCTAAAAAAGTGCATTAAAAAAGCACCTTTAAACAAGGTTTACTAATTAGTAAGCCCTCTTTAAAAGTGCTGGTGAGTTTGTTTCATATACTACATAATAGAAAATGGTAAAATTATTATATAATGGACTGTAAGGCTAGTCATATCAATGCTTATAAGGTTTCTTCTATTTCAAACTTTTTTCGATTTTCTTTATATTTTTTATCATTTGGAATTTAATTCTATCTCCCTAGGATTTTTTCCCACTCTTTAAAATAAAGTCCTTAAACCTTAGTAATATCAATGCTTTCAAGGTCTTGTTTTAAATTATTAAATGTAGAATTATTAATATATCTTTCTACCTAAATAACTAAGGCAACTTTTAAAACATATCTTACAAACATAGTAGTTTCAACACCTTCAAAATTACGTTGTAAAAAGTGTGTATATTTTTAATTATTTTTATGTATTCATAAAAAGGAAAATAACACTCCGTTACTGCAAACCATGTTATATCAATAGTTATAAGGATATTGTTGCTTTCGACTATCTCTGTACATTTTCATTCTATTTCTGTATTTTTGCATTTTTACATTTCTACTACATATAGTACAATATTTTTTGTTATGTATAGTATCATTTATATTCTTTCACCATCATGTGTTTGAGGTAGTCCTTTTAATTTTATAGGACAATTTAGATATTAGGCTAGCTATTGTCCTTATAGATATATTATTAATAGGGATTCACTCCCTCCATAATAATTTATAGAACATATTTTATTATATATTCTATATAGTCTTATAAGAGCAAGTCTTTAAAGCATTGATATAACTGGCTTTGAAGGGTGTATGTTTTAAAAAGTTATACATTTGTCATACTTCTCTATGTAACTTATTTCTTTTTGATAATGTGTATTTATAACCAAATATATCTATATTTCCGTTGTTATCTCTAATTAATACATTTTCGTTTTTATTGTTACTATTTCTAAACACAGATAATGTATTTAATTGGTGACTATTATATAGAAGTTGTAGTGTAAGCATGATTCTGTAAGTTTGTAGCCCTTTATGGTGGGAAGTTTTATACCTCTTGGAATTTGTAAATATAGATACTCTTCCCTAGTAGACTATTAATGGTAAATAGCTTCAAAGCATTGATATTACTAGGTTTATCGGTATTTTTATACTATGAGATTTATTTTTAAAATTGTGAATATTAGATATATCAAGAGTTACAAGCTTTGAGACTTTCGAACACCCCTTATTTTTTTCATACGTTCTTTTGCTTTTGCTCTGTCAATTTCTTTTGCACAATCTGAACAATATTTTCTATTATTCATTACATCCTCAATTCTCTTGCCACAAATATCACAAAGACTATTACTATCAGCGGTTTAAAATACATTTTAAGTTTAAACATCAATAAACTTATAATAAAGCCTTATAATAAAGAGATTTAATATATCACTTTATTATAAGGTTAAAATGCTTATATAGCCCCTAATTTTGATTGTTTTGCTAAAAAGGTGATTAGGGCTAATTAAGGGCTAAGAGCTTTAAATAGGCTTATTTTTCAACTTTTTCTCTATAAGATCCTTTCTCCACACAGCCTATCAAATTCAACCTGTGTCAATTTTGTTTTTATCTTAATGGGTGCTAACCCCCAAAGATAAGCAATTACATAATTTTCTCCTGGAATATTTCTGTCTAATGAAACTATCACTCCTATCTTTTTCTTAAGTTGATCTTTTTTTACTTTCACAGCCAAGACCTCCTTAATCAAAACTCTTCTATTAGAATAAGTCCCTTATTTGTATGTAATTCAATTTCATCCAAGTAGCTTCTTATATAATCAATACTATTTAGGTCAATACTAAAACTATCATTCTTTACTTCTTCCTCATACTCGTTTAAGCCTGTTCCTATAATAATGATTGAATTTTCATTATCACTTACAGTGATATCAGATAGCACCTTAACTTGTACGACATCACCTGACAGAGATAAATTTCCTAGTTTTCTTAATACGTCTAGCAATTGATTTTTTAACATAATAATACCCCCACATTCATAATAATTAATTTTTTTAAAAATTGCAAAAATAAAAACTGAACAATAGATGTGCAACATAAGTTTAATATTCGTTTTTAGATTATCACCTCTCTTAAATTGTTTGTCCTATAATTTTATTATACGCTTTTCGTATCACTTGTCAATACTAATTCCGTAATTTTTATTTGTTTTTCGTATCATTTATGGTACAATATTCCTAGAGGTGATTATATTGATAAAAATGAAACTTCATATCAGAATGGCTGAAAGAAAACTATCGCAAAGAGAATTATCGCAATTAACTGGAATTAGACAACCAACAATATCTGCTTATTGTAATGATACCTTTGTAATGATACCAAAGGAGCATTTAGATATTCTGTGTAAGTATTTTAACTGTAGTGTTAACGACTTAGTTGAATTTGTGCAAGAAGAAAAGGCAGAGGAATAATTCCTACTGCCTTTTTAATTATTTAATATATGACTACTAAATTTTATTTATTTTAAATATTAAATTCTCAAACCTACCATCATTTTAATGATAGATTGTTAATGCTATTTCATATTGAACTTTCGCCATGTAAAAGTTAGTAAATACTCACTATTTTTATAACTTTATTTTACTAATGATACTTTATCTGGATAGTGTATTTAATTATCTTCTTTATTCTAAAATTTTACATTTGATTTAATTCTAGTTATACTAATTATGATAAATGTTTTCCGCGGTAATTCATTAATCACTATTATATTTTAGAGGTGATTAAATTGATTTTTCAAAAAGAAGATAAATGGGATTGGTTACAAATGTTTGTAAGTGCAGCAGTATGCAATTCCAATTTTATTCAAATCTCATCTGATACAAAAATATTAGCTATAAAGGTTGATTCTCATATTTTTACTGATATAACTCTACAGTTATTAAAAGACTTAGTTACTGACAATAATCGAAAAAGAACTAAAGATTTAGTTTATGTAAAAGTACATACTGAAGAAATTGATATTAAGGATATTAAGTGTTTAGAAAGTATCAAATTGATTAATAATGATGAATCCATTAATCTGCTATCGTGGTACGAGGAAAATAAGACTGTAGTTTTTGATAGAAAGTTATTTAGTTATATGCGAACTAATAAAATAATTGAAATAGCTAACAAATACTGTAAAAAAGAAATATCAAACCATAGACGTATTGATTATCTTGTTTTAGAAAGTGTTATAAAATCTACAGTTCTTGATAAAAGCGTAGATGAATAGGTCTTCCTATACTAAATTAGAAGTGAGTGTGAAGTTATGTACTATACAACGAAGTGGAATAGCTTGAAATTATATGAAAGACATAATAAATCAGACGTTATTATGCCACCTGAACTTGATAATGCAATGCTAAGAAATAATACACAGAATATCTTTACTCAAAGTGAAGCATTTATATTATTTGAAATTTTAGCAGATGAACAAAATAATCAAGAATGTAAAATTGATTATTTATTGGAACATCTACCTTATAATCTGGACATAAAAAATGAAGAAAGCATCAGAATGTATAAAAATATAGATTTTGAAACCCTTTCATACGAAGACCAAGAGACATTTTTAAATAAATATCCTAATCACGAACCATTCACAGAAAAAACAATGAAAGAGTATATTAAAAGTTTAATTGAAAGGGGCTATGTATTTGAAAATGTAGAAAAATAGTATTTATAGTGAGGTTAGTTGTTTTAAAATTACAACTAACCTATTTTTAATTTCTTCGTTGATACAATAAATCCTTGTTTTTCGTTAATGTCTACATTCTTTCGTTATTAACTACATTTCTTCGTTATATGTACGCCCCGAACCAAATTGGACTTTTTCGGCTATTATGTCTCTTGACGTACCAACATCTTCTCGAGTTGGACTATTGTCCATGTCGATGTTATTATTTCTTAAGTTTGATAAACTCCTTATTTTTGATTTTTCTTTTTCAATTTCTTCCCATATCTCGCCCTCTTTAGCTTTTTGATAATTAGTTTTTTCTCTTTGGACATTCTCTAATAATCAGTTTATTAGAAGGACAATATATGCAAATGTAGAATTACTTACCTAGAATAACGAAAGGAGGTCACATTAAAATGGCAAGGATAAAAATTGAAGGCATTCTCGAAGATATGGATAGTGATATACGACGAGCACTTAGGGATGCTATAAAAGAAGTATCGCCCAGTAGTAATATCGATGAGTATGCATTATTTAGAGCATTTAAAAGACTGTTAACCGTAAGTGTAGTACATGGACTAGAGTGTCTGACAGATATGTAGAAAACGACTAGGGTATGATATTAATCAAAAACAGGAGTTTAAATCTCCTGTTTTTTTGCTTATTATTTACATTCAAAGTTTAACGGTCTGTTTTACTAACATTTGATCAATAGATTCTTTAATACAATCAATACATTTTTTTTGGAAACGATAGCTTGTAGAAGAAACTCCACCGAAATCAATAAAATTGGCTGAATTCATTCCTCTCACAATAGCCTTATAAGCTATGTGGTAATCAGAATCATTCAATTGTCTATTAACAAAATACCCCTTGAGTGATAAATAATCATAAGCCAGCGTTAATGGTATTAGAAAACTTATAAGAAAATTATGATTGCCCTTAGGAGTTACTTTAGTAACGAATTCTTTAGAAAATATATTTTCTATTCCTTCGATACACGATATTTTATGATAAAACATCAAAAATTTATTAAAGTAATTTTCAATTTTTACTTTTTGTATCTCTAATTTATCAATGGGTAATTTCTTCATTTCCTTCATAAATCGTTCAACATAGTATGGAGTATCATTTTTTCCTTCAACTAGTCCAGAATAGGAATAGCCGAGACAGGCATATAAATCATAATTTATAGTTTTATCTATTTCTCTAGTTTTGTTACATTTAAACATCTCTTTGAACTTAATACTTTTACTTAAATCTTTAAGTAAAGTATTTCTTAACCAAAGTGAAAACTCAGAGCGATATATCACTTCATTTAACTCTTGCTTAGTTAATGGGTTTGTAGCTTGATTAAATCTTGCAAACACCTCATATTCTAACTCTTCATTCATAGAAACATCGATACTTTCGACATTAATTTGACTATCCATTTCTAAACGGTTTTTTACGTTTGGAGGAAGTTGGTCAAAAGACAATCCATCAAGTTTTGTAAGCTTAGTTAGTTGTGCTAAAGGAAATAAATTATTTTTATATCTATACATGGCTTTCAATCTGTGATGACCATCTATAACATTTAATAGGACTTTCTCCTGTTCAGTATCTTTAGATAAATATATAACAGGTATGGGGATATTTAGTAGAAGCGACTCTATTATACTTGATTCTTTCTTCCTATCAAATTTATACTCACGCTGATAGTCAGGTTGTAAAACTATCCCTCCATGTTTTCTATGTTCTCCATCTTTAATCAGATTACATAGAACCTCAAATGAATATACATTTTTCTTTACTTTGCATTCCCATTTGTTAAACTCTTTTAAATCCATATTAGGTATAGATGACATTGAAATCCCCCCTGATACTTATTGATTTGTAATATATTACCCGAAACCTAGTACTTCTCCATACTTTGAATAAACAAAAAGTTAATAAAATATATGTATTAACTAAAAAAAATATTACTTTAGTTATGATAAATAATTTTGAAGATATAAAAAAATATAAACAATACTTAAATGCTCCTAAAAACTAAAAATCATTTCTACATAAAATTATTTTTAAAGGGCATACTATTAATAATCAAGAAAAGAAGAAAAAAGAAAAATTTAATGGTAGAAATTTAGTGATGACGAAAATAGCAACGTCATTTTTTTATTTATTTATAAATCTATAAGTATAAGTTTAATTACTACATTAGTCATATCAATAGTTTGGAAGTAATTCAGTTGTATACCATAAAAACATAGTCATAAATATAACTATAAATACAATAAAAAAAGAGCTTCTCAGCTCCCGATAATGAATTTAACCACATTAATTAACTTTTTCCCCACCTCTATATCCAGAATAGGACTCACATCGTTCATGAACACTTCATGATTTTTCGCCCTATCATAAAGTTCTTTAAAATCTTCCAATGTAAGTTTATCTATAAATTTAGTTGCCAATTCTTTAGGATAGTGAAGAGTATTTATATAGTAATCTAACAAGTAATTATACTGTATATTATCAAACTTACCTGAAGCCAATACTGTATTTGTTACTAATATTATAATCTCAACAGTAGCTACAATTATTAAAGTCTTTTTTATCTTTGTAGGGTTTAGCTTATGCCCTAGCATTAAATCATCGTACTTTCCTTTAATTCTATGTTGGATATACTTCCTTGGTCTAGATAAATTTATTACGTGAAACATAGTCCACCTCTAATTTACAAATAGCTTTTCTTTTAGATCCTGAAGATTTAAATCTATATACTTGATTTTGTAAGGTGTATTAACCTTATCATTTGAATATTTTGATACAATTACTATCAGTGGAAATATACCATATTTCTTCTGAAACTCTTGGCTTTCATAAAGAATTTTATATTTATTAGGGTTGCTCCTATTATATAAATCGACCTCCAAAAAAATCATTTTCCCCTTATCATTAATTTTAAAAGCTATAAACGCATCAGGTGTGCATTTTAAAAGCTTTAATTCCCTTTTGAATTGAAGTATCTCCGCACCTTGATATATTAATTCTGCATAGAAATCTAAGCATTTTAAAGTATGCATCGATGGTTTTTTCTTCAGATAATATATTTTTTGATTTGTCTTCCAGTCTTCTGTTACCAAAAGCTCCTTGGAATCTGCTAACATCTTTAATCTTCTTCTTGCTATTAGCAACCCTCTATTAGCATGTTTAAAAAATATTTTATGAGCCTGTTTTGCTGTAATACAGCTGTTATCTATAACAAATTTTACTAAATCAAAATCCCTCAAAGTCAACATTTTTTAGCACCTCACTGTCAATTGCTTGATTCTCATTACAAATTACTTCATCAATTCTAAACTCTTTATTTTCAGTTAAGGTTATATACTGGTGATTAGGTTCAATGCTATCAGATATATATTTTTTAATAACACCATCATCTATAAAGGGCACTCTTATAATTTCCTCATCTGTAAGTTGCAAAATAGCTTCTCTTTCCTTTAAATTAGTTGCATTTCCGTTTCCTAAAATTGCAATACTACTGCTATCATCTCTTTGTTTAAAACTTATTCTAACATTAAGTTGTGCTTTTATATCAGCTGGTATAGAACTCTTATCAGGTCTTTGAAGTGAAGTATATATGAATACTCCTACTGAGCGTCCTGTCAAAATTATATTTTTTATATAAGCTAAACACTCTTGTTTTAGTTTCTTTTCATCTGATTGATCGGCTTTTGATGGTATAAAAAAAGCAAATTCATCTGTAACTACATGAACATAACTTAACTGATTAGTTTTAAACCGCTTATTATAGTCTTCTATATTGTAAATTCCTTCAAAGATATATTTATCTATTGTCCCATCACGCTCTATACAGAGGTTATTTATGTGTGATAGAACGTCTCTAGCTTTTTGAAGCTTATCAGCGAAGTATTTAACCTGTTTACACCTACTAAATACCTTTAAATCACCTTTCCTCAATTGCAAAATATATAAATCAATGTTTCTATGGTTTGTTATAAGGTTTGTGAGAATACACAACATCAATCGGCTCTTACCGCTACCCGTACTTCCGCCAACTAATACATGAGGTTGCTTATTTAATGATATCCTTCTATTTTCTGTATGATTGAAACCTGGATAAATCTCATAAGGCTCTGTATTTACTGGCTCATATACCAGTTCTGTTAAAGGCTTTGTAATAACAGTTATATTCACCATGCTTTTCCCCTTTGCCCTCTCTATTCGCACCTCTGTGGCTTCCAAATTGGTTTTAAAGGTATCCTCTAACTGTTGTATATCCTCTAGCCCTATTCCATAAGGTACGCCACAATTGAGCCTATATCCGTATTCTAATTGAGTTACTTTATGAACTCTTAATGTTTGCTCTTTTTTATTATAAAGCCCCGCCTTTTCAACTAATTCCCTAAACTCTTTTTTGTATCGGAATCCAGTAACCTTTAAATATTTGTAAGTTGAATAAGCTATACCAACTAAAACTAATTCAATTACCATTTTTTACTCCCCTTACTACTCTTGCTATCAGGAAACAATCCACCTACTACAGCCCCTATAGCTGCCATTATCGAAAATTGAAGCATTGAGTCTGTCATTAGTCTTTTTACAAAAGTAACAATAAGTGTATCCAATGCAAATAAATCCATAAAACACCACCCCCTATCTATTAATACTAGGTTGATTTTTTGTAGCCATTTTAATCTGTCTCTCTGCTTCTCTTGCTAAAGCGTGTATTTTAGGTACAAAGTAACAATATGAAACTAAACCACCCAAACCAGCACCAATTAAAGTAAATCCTAAACTCAACATTTTAAATCCTCCTACTTGTATTGCTCTGTATATTAAACATTGTATTCAAGTAATCTGTTTTATTGCCTGTCCACTTAAAATTATTGCGTATGTACTTAAATACTTTCAAATAAAAAAGTGCCTAATTCTCTGGCACTTCAAAAATTATATCTTCTATTTTTTTGTCTATTTTCTTCGATATATTATACAAAACTTCTAAACTTGGTTGCACTGCATTCTTTTCATATCTATTATATTGATATGTAGACATCCCTAAGAATTGAGCGAAATCTTTCTGAAATCTATAACCTAACTCAAGCCTAATTTGCAGTAATCTATTATTTATCGTACTCATCACCCTCTTATCTTCAGCATATGGTTATAATTCGATAAAGGTTTATATTTTCCCTTTTTATTACAAAATTTAATTATAGAATATCTCATCATAAACTTCCGATTCTGTACCTATTCTAGTCCAAACGGATGTCTCATCATTAACCAATGTAAGTCCCTGATCTATTTTAATGTTATCAAAACTATGAGTATTAAATGAACCATTTTCGTCATATCTATAAAGCATTTTCTTCCCACATAAATAGTAATATGTCTTACCAGTTATTAACTGCTTATATTGGATGATGTCCTCAGTATTTATTTCATTTCCTTCATAATCAAATAAGTTAAACATTTGTTCTTCTCCTCAGAATTAACATTTTAACGCTTTCCGTATTTATTAAGCCAATCCATATGTTCGTCTTCTTGCTTTTCTTTTTCAGTCTTTTCTTTTTTATCTTTAGCACTATTATGAAAATAGTTATTGGAAGGATATTCTTTCTCAATTTCAATTAAACGTGCTATAAACCATATAAAAGCTATAATAATAGAAGAAATATACAATATGAACATTTGACATCCCCTCACATAATTTATAATTCATTTTATGCGTGAGTTTTTTACTTTATAGCTTAAGTAAGTATATATTTATATCATAGTAATTACATTTTCCATAACATCCATTTACAAGTGCTTAGCTCATATTTCAACTCATAGTTAGCCTGAGCACCATGCACAACACTATGGCATTTAAAAATATACATTTCATTTCCAGCTAATCTTTCTTTCTCCATACTGATAACTTTATCAACCTTTATAGTTAATAAAAACTTTTCAGCAGAAGTAATTCTAAATCTTACTGGATGTGGTATTCCTTTTCTATCAAACCATGCAACCATCTCAACTGGATCAGCTAATATTCTCATATTTCTCATTCCTTTTTGATTCAATTTTAAATTAATTATACAGGAACATATGTTTGCACGTCAATAGTATTATATTCTCCTAATTTAATATCTGTAGAATAAAAAAGTAAATTCCAGTTGTAAGAGTATATTCTTTAGTACTAGAATTTAATTCTGCACAAGCTTATTTATTAATGATCAATATTCTTTGGCGTAATGTAACAATTTGGTATAATATATTTAATGTGTTAGTTCACATTAGTAAAATATTGTGTATAAAGACTTATGAATTTAGGAGTGTTAAGTTATGAAAGAAACGGATTTTAAATATTGGTCGAGGGTTCGTAGATTTGTATTTTTAGTGTTATTTATCGTAGGAATTATACTAATTTTTAATACAACAGCATCTATGATTAATACTGTTGGATTTGATAATTTAACAGGAGTATCCATAGCTACAGATAAAAGAACTGCATATTTATTAGTTTCTTTATTTGGATTTGTAGGCTATTTTGTAGAAGCAATACTTGAAAGAAAATATAACGATATTAAAAAAGAAGATACTAAGTAATATTCTTATAAGATGACATTAGACCTAGAGGGAGAAATTCTTCTAGGCTTTTTTTATTTTTTGAAGGATTTATAGGCAGTAAATAGAATATAACTATAAATACAAATTTGTAGATTATAGTGTTTTAATAGAGGAGGGGTAATATGAAGAAGTCTCTTAAAGCTTTGATAGTAACCTTTATATCGGGTTTTATAGGTATTTATTTAGGTGCATTTCTAAATCTTCAAGGCTATTTAGGTGTGATTTTATCAATAGCTATTATGGGGTATTTTATCATTTCAGCAATTGAAGATATACACTAATATATTGAAGGTAGTCTCTTAATTGAGGCTACCTCTTTTTTTATTACTCAAAAGCCTTAGCCATATCTTTTATAGAATCTCTATCAATCTTACTAATGCCTTCCACTTCAGCTAACTTCTCAATTAAATACCTAACTTGTTTTTCATTTTTTTCATTTATCCAAATAAAAGCTTTAACACCTATTGAATCCAAAATATCACCTCAATGAAATTATTGACAAAAGAAGGATAATAGAAACAACCGGAGAATAATAATAGTACTAATTTGTATGATAATGTAAGGGTGAGGAAAGATATGAAAATTATTCTTTTAGGAATTTCAATTATCCTTTTTGGAATAGCTTATATACTGGTATCTGGCGGAAGCGCAAGGACATTTGGTTTTGATATTTCATTCATTGGTTTAGTTACTTCAATTATAGGTTGTTTCATTAAAGATCGAAAATAACTTTAATTCCTAGTTTTATTAGTTTGTAGCACAACTGTATAATATTGTGAATTAAATGGAGGATGTTATATGGCACAATTTTATTTAGTTAGACATGGACAACCAGATTATAGCCCATGTGATGAAAGAGGATATATAGGACATGGCAAAGATTTGGCGCCTTTATCAAAAGAAG